TCCTGCTATAATAGGTGTTGCATGTTCTATTGCATCAGATATTACTAATGGTAAGTACAACGTATTAAAGTGGGACAAACAAGAAAGAAGATACTATCCAATACATATAAACTTATACGAGAAAGGAAATATAAATGAGTGAAGACCTACAAAAAATGTTTATTGAAGATGCACCACAAGATGTAGAAAATCTTACTGGTGTAAACAATCTATCTAGTTTGGTTGTTGAACTTCAAAAACTAGAAGATGAAATAAAACTAGATGAGGAGAGATTAAAATTAAAAAAAGAAAAAGCAGATAAAATATCTAACATAGCTATACCTGAAATAATGGAAGCATTGAAAATGAAAACAATGAAATTAGCTGATGGATCTGCAATAGAAGTAAAAGAAATTTATAGCGCAACTATTCCTCTTAACAAAAGAGAAGGCGCATACAACTGGCTTCGAGAGCATGGCCTGGGTGATCTTATCAAAAATGAGATTACTGTTTCCTTTGGTCGTGGCGAAGACAACAAGGCGAGCGAATACGCAAACCTTGCAAAAGGGAATGGGTTCGAACCAACACAAAAGTTGAAAGTCGAACCTATGACCCTTAAAGCATTGTTCAGAGAACGTTCTGAGAATAATCAAGAATTGCCATCTGAACATTTTAATCTGTTTAAGGGAAACAAAACAAAAATAACAAGGAGCAAATAACATGAGCGAAGAAACAAGAGACGTCGCAAAAAAACAAGGTGGTGCATTAGCAACTTTGGACTTTGTTTCAGATTCAGGAATGGGTCTTGACAACATTGACAAAGGTGATCTTGCTTTACCTTTTCTGAAATTACTGCAAAGTATGTCAGATGAAACTAAGAAAAAACATGCCAAGTATGTCGAAGGGGCAGAAGCTGGTATGTTTTATAATACAGTTACAAAAAAACTGTATGATGGAGAAAAAGGAATAGAAGTTATTCCTGTGTTCTACAAAATGACTTACCCTGAGTGGGCACCTTTTGAAAGAAGTGAAGGTAGACCTATTCATCCAGATAGGGGTCCGAGCATTATGGCAGAGACAACTCAAAATAAAAACAGTAACAAGGATGTGCTGAAGAATGGTAATGAAATTATCAAAACAGCAAATCATTTTGTTATCATTAACGGAGAAAGACCTGAGAAAGCTTTAATGACTATGAAGTCTACTCAGTTAAAAGTCAGTAGAGGATGGAACTCTCAAATGGAAGATCAATTTGAGACAGATCCTAAAACTGGCAAGTCGGTGCAAGCACCTATGTTTTCAAGAATATACAGATTAAGGTCTGTTGAAAACGCTGGAAGCAACTTTAATTGGCATGGTTATAATATAGACATGTTAAAAAAAGTTGATAATGCCGGTCTTTACCAAATGGCCCGTGATTTTTATAACTCTTTAAAACACTCGCAGCAAAAAGCTGCCACAGTTTCAGGAGAAGATAAATCAAATTACTAGTTTCTCACTAGGAGAAAGTGGGCGCCAATGGGAGACTGGAGGCGCCCATTATAAGGGATCATTATGGTTAATGAATTTATAAAATTATTTTCTGGTTATGATGGAGATTTCGGTATTGCCGACATGTCCAAAGCTACACTAGACTCTGAAAAAAATAAAATAAAACCTGACTACGAGTGGTCTGGCAGACCAATTACACCACAAGATTACGAAAATCATATAAAAGGAAAAATATCTATTGGCATACAACCATGTAGACTGGATAAAACTGCACAGTTTGGTTGTATTGACATTGATCCTAAAAATTATGCAGACTTTAAAACTGAAAAATATTTAGCTTTATTTCAAAAATTTAAACTACCTCTGATACCTTTAATGTCAAAGAGTGGAGGACTACACTGTTACATATTCTTAAAAGAACCTATACCAACATCAGATTTAATAGAAGCTTTAAAAGCTTTTCTGTTGCCGCTAGGTTTAAAACCTACCACAGAAATTTTTCCAAAGCAGAAAGAATTAAAGGAAGATGACAAAGGCAACATAAAACCAGGTAACTTTATTAACTTACCATATTATAATAATGGTGAGACACAGCGATATGCTGTAGATAAGAATAATTCTAAACTATCATTAGAACAATTTATACAATTAGCTAATGAATCTAAAATAGATAAAGACAAACTAGATTCTTTGGTAGACGAAACACACAAAAATATTTTAGTTGGAACTAATCCAGAGTTTGATGATGGACCACCGTGTCTTGCACTGTGTTCTAGAGTTAAACTAGATGATGGTAGAGATAGGTTTATGTATAATTACATGGTCTTTGCTAAGAAAAAATATAAAGATAAATGGCCCGACTTTGTATCAAAAGCAAATTACGAATACTTAGAATCACCTTGGGATAAGTCTAAATTAGATCAAAAAATAAAAGCATGGGACAAAGAAACAGCAGGACATACTTGTTATGAAGATCCAATACAAGACAAATGTATGCGTAGCCTATGTTATTCAAGAACGTATGGTGTTAAATCAGATAGTATAAATGTTTTTCCAGACAT